ATAAACCAAAATGACGTATTTGTATTACAAAACAAGCACGTGGACCGGAAATCCACAAGTAAACGAACAAACCAAGGGCCAATGGGAACACCTTGCCAACAAAAAAAACTGGCGAATAACCCAATTACCTAATGGTTACTACCAAACAGAAGTTTCACATCCTGATAAACAAGGCGAATGGACTGATGTTACGCGTAGAGAAACGTTAGAAGGTGCAGAAAAAGCTATCGATGGTAGTGTTGAGCACTTTACTAAGAAATTAGAGGCTACGAAAGGGCCTAAAGTTGTAAAAACTTTCGATAAATAAGCAATAATTTAATTTAATTTACTAAAATGGAGTATAACTTACCAAGTGAACTCGTCAAAAACCTAAATTTTGGCGATGACGCTCAAAAAAAAGTAGTAGCTGGCGTAGAAAAGCTAGCAAAAGCCGTGAAGTCCACGCTAGGCGCATCAGGAAAGTGCGTTATATACGAAGATGGGCGCGGCAAACCGGTCATAACAAAAGATGGTGTAACCGTTGCTCAAAGCGTAGTCTTATATGATCCGGTTGAAAACATAGGAGCGACACTAATCAGAGAATCTGCAAACAATACAGTTAACGAAGCCGGTGACGGTACTACTACAGCTACAGTTCTAGCAGAAGCACTAATCAAAAACTTTTACAAAAGCAATAATAAAGACGCTAGTTTGAGAGAAATCAAGCAAGGCATGCAATCAGCGTATAAAAAAGTTGTTGAGTACTTGGATGAAACTAAAATAAACGTTGATTCTGAAACATTAAACAATGTTGCTGCTATATCTTGTAATAACGATACTGCGTTAGGTAGTATAATAGCTGAAGCTTATAATAAAGTAGGTGAAAATGGTGTCGTGCTAATGGAAACCTCAGATACAGAGGAAACATACACAGACATAGTAGACGGAGTTCAAATGTCTTGCGCTCTTACATCACCTCATTTTGTAACTAACGTTGATAAGCAGATATGCGAGCTTGATAATCCACTAGTACTTATATGCATGTCTGAAATACCTAATGTTCGTAAGATACAAATAGTATTAGAGTATGCGATACAAAACAATAGATCAATGCTTATTGTAGCGCCAGTGTCACAACAGGTTAAGTCTGCTATGTTAATGAACAAAGCTAAAGGTAATATTAAAGTAAATATTATTGATCTACCAGGCTTTGGCCCTACTAAAAAAGACACATGCGAAGACCTAGCTGTGTTGACTGGAGCTACAGTTATAAACGAAGAGCTTGGTGATGATTTAAACATGATAACACCTGAAATGTTAGGTGAAGCTGAGTATTGTGTAACAGATAATAATAACACTGTTATAACGACTATAGATGAATTACAAGAAGATGTATCAGAAAGAATCGATCAGGTTGCACGACTTGTTAGTGACGAGAAAAATGGTTTCATTAAAAAGAAACTGGAGCAAAGACTCTCTATGCTATCGGGTAGTGTTGGAATTATCTATGTTGGGGCAAGCTCTAAGGTTGAACTTAAAGAAAAGCGGGACAGAGTGGAAGACGCGATATACGCTACAAAAGCTGCCTTAAAAGAAGGTATAGTGCCTGGTGGTGGTATAGCATTGCTTAATGCATCTCAAAAAATCGAACCCACTAACGTGGGTGAAGGAATATTGCTTAACGCTATTAAGTCTCCTTTCGCTACTATAATGTCTAACGCTGGTTTTGAAACAATAGGCTATCCAGATAAAGAAGGTGTTGGTGTGAACGTAATAACAGGTGAAGAGGTTGATATGATAGCTGAAGGTATTATAGATCCGGTTTTGGTTACAAAATCGGCGCTGAAAAACGCAGTAAGTGTAGTGTCAACTATTATATCTGCAGATTGTGTAATATCAAACGCTAGAGCTGATGAGAAAGATTTATCATAAGTTTTTAAATGAGCAAGAAGTATCAATGCTTAAAAGCTTAGAGGTAGATCGAAGCTATGTTATACTTAACGAGAAAAATCTAATTGTTGATAAAATATTAAACAGACTATCAAAAGACTTTAAGTTTGAAATAAAACCAGCCTCTTATTATAGACTAGAGAAAACAAGAAAAGAAGGTCATGGCTGGCATAAAGACACAGGTGACAGTAATCACATGATGTGGTGCCAGGTAGGATGCTCTATACTGTTAGAGTCTGAGTCTGATGCTGGAAAAACTTTTTACGATATAGATGGAGAAATAATAGAGGTTGAAAGAGATAAGCTAGATTTAATAGCGCATACTTCAGATGTTTTACACAAAGTAGATCCACCAGAAGGACATAGGTTAGTATTTTTAATTTTTATATAATGAAAGCAATAAACAATTATTTAATAGTAGATAAGCATAAAGAAGGGCCTAGAAAGGTTGGAGGCTTAATATTAACAGAAAGTATTGATGAAGACAATAGGTATATAAAAGCCACTGTAGTTTCATCTGGAAATTTAGTTGAGTATATAAAAGAAGGTGATGTAATAATGTACGATAAGCACGCGGGACACGGAGTTAGCTTAAATGACAAGCTGTACCAAGTGATTAGAGATAGAGACGTTGTTATAGTAGAATGAGACTAACAGCTCAAGATTTAAGAGAACTAAACATACTCAAGTATTATAGAGTAGTTAGAAAGTGGGCTTGTAAAACTTATAGCTTAACAGATGCTGATTTAGAGCTTTTAATATACTTGGACTGCAAAGGTAGATTTACTAGGCAAGGTTTTATTGATGGCTCTTACACTTTGAGCTGGGATAAAGCTAGGTGGGATAGATTAAGAAACAAAGGCTGGATAGAAGTTTGGAGACATAGAAACCGAACTAGTATAAAGTACTCTATATTTAAAACATCGTTTAAATGTTCACAGTTAATTAGTAGAATATATAGAATACTATTAGCAGAAGAAGATTTACCAACGTCTGACAGGAGTGTATTTTACAATAACAAGACATATACAGATAAAGTCTTTAATAAGGCTATTGATGATATGATAAAAGATCCAGATAGATAATGGCTTTACAACACGCGAGAAAAAAGTTTAAGTTAAAGAACAGTCAAAATATCAAGGTTATTAAAAAGAAATTTCCTAAAGATATTCATGGCGAAGCTATAGACGGTAATACGATAGCTATATCAAAAGATCTGAATCCAAAAAGTGAGTTTTACAAAGAAGTTGTAGCTCATGAAAAACATCACGCTAAAGAAATGAGAAGTGGTAGAATAGCATACGGTGATGATTGGGTAAGATCAGACGGTAAAACATATCCTCGTAAAGATGGTAAAATAAAATACAATGGTAAGTGGTTGCACGATGGGCACAAAGACTTACCTTGGGAGAAAAGAGCAGAGAACGCAGAAAAGAACGTATAATATAAAACAATAACAATGCCTAATTTTAAAAAACAAAGAAGTAAATTTCAAATGCCTGGTATGATGTTCAAGCACAGACCGGGTCATGGAGAAGGTTCTGAGCAAGGAACTGAAAAAGGTGATTATACTGGAGCTGGTATACCAGATTTCCTATATGACGCTGACGGGAAAAAAATAAATACTAACAATATAGATGAAGGTAACTTAAGCACAATCAAAGTAGAAAAAGATACTAAAAGAAAATATGTTGTTATGCAAGAAAAGTCTACTCTCGGTGATGCTGGCGCTAGATTTTACTTATCAAACCCAAGGTAATGATAAATAATTTAGTAGGAGGTTTATTCGGCAAAATCGTAGACAATGCCGAAGGTATACTTGATAAAGTTATTACTACAGACAAAGAGCGCGATGAAGCTAAGTTAGCCTTAAAAAAACTATTGCTAGACGCAGAGAAAGAAGCTTTTGCTAAAGAAGTAGAAGATCGTAAGTCTGCGCGTGATATGTACAAAGACGATGCTATTATTCAAAAAGTATTAGCAACGCTGTTCACTGTGGCATACTTTGGCATTACATTTGTAATGTTTAATTATTTTGTTACAAAAACAATAGAGCTAGGTGAATTTGAAATTAGCTTCATATCAACTATATTTGGCGCTATGAGTGCTAAAGTAAATACAATAATAGACTTCTTCTTCGGTGGAAGCTCAAAGAAAAACGAACAAATAAAAGAAAAATAAAATGGCGTTTAAAATGAGATACAAACGTAAGGATTTTCCTTATAAAATTCCAGTCGGTCCAGTAGCTAGTAAGAAGAAAACAGACCGAAACAAAGAGGAAGAAGAAAATAGAATAGAGCATAACGTTGAAGCTAAAATGGATCACGTTAGAGGTATTTTACATCCTGAATATATTAAAAAAAAAGTTATTGAAAAATAAATATTAACTAATTAAATTAAATAAAATGGCAAAAAGAAAAACTGCGAAGACTAAAACTCTTCGCCCTGAAAAAATTACACAGGAACAATTAACTTCAATGCAATCTTTAGTATCAAAAATAAACAAGGTAACATTTGACCTTGGTACTATTCAAGCTAGAAACCATGAGTTACTTCATGTTTACGGAGAGATAAACGGCAAGATCCAAGATTTGCAAGAAGAACTAGAAAAGCAATACGGAACAGTAGATATTGATATTAAAGATGGAACAATTAAATACAAAGACGAATCACATAATTCGTAAAATAACAATAGGTAAAGATTATAAAAACGACTCTATGCATTATGCTGTAGGGCAAGAAGTGTACGGTGGCCACACTATATGCGATATTATTGAAGAAAAAGATAAATACTCTATATACATTAGAAAAAACAGAGTAGTTATACCTTGGAAAGACTTTAATAAGAATATGGCTATATCTGTTGAATATAATCTAGAGTATTAGTGAAAAGCCCTTTTTACTTTATCATAAAGCCTATAGGCGAAAGATACAGCAACTCTGTAGACGTTAATGGCAAAAGCTTGATAGTCAACAGTGAAGTGTTTAATCACGAGTATGTCAATCGACAAGCTATTGTTGTATCTACGCCTTTAGCTTATGAAACTGAGATAAAAGTAGGTGATACTATAATAGTACATCATAACGTTTTTAGAAGAATACTAGATGTTAAAGGAAGAGAAAAGAATAGTAGAGCTTTCATAAACGAAGATACATATATGGTTGATGCTGAGCAGATATTTGCTTATAAGCGACACGATGATTGGAAGCCTGTAAAAGGATATACGTTTGTACTTCCAGTTAAAAACGACTGGAAATATAGTTTAAATCCAGAGAAACCTATGGTAGGCATTGTAGCTATGAAAGACGAAGACTTTGACAAAGGTGATGTTATAGGCTTTTCACCTAACGATGAGTATGAGTTTATCATAGGCGGTGAAAGAGTTTATAGGATTATGAAGAAATTTATTACAATGAAATATGAAGGTAAAAGAAACGAAGAAGCGTATAATCCAAGCTGGGCATAAAGCAGTTGAGGAGTTGATTAAAGTAGCTAAAGAAGCTATTGTAGATAGTGATGATGATATTTCTGCTGATAGATTAAAAAATGCTGCAGCTACTAAAAAGCTAGCTATATTTGATGCATTTGAAATACTCAATCGCATACAGGAAGAAGAGAATATTCTGGAAGGAAAGACATCTGAAGAGAAAGAAGAACGAGTATTTAAAGGCTTCGCGGAAGGCAGATCGAAATAATGTACGAACAAACACTATATAAAATTGTTGAACCAGTTAAGAAGACAACTATAAGTCGACTTAACAAAAAACGTAAATGGAAATATGGATATGATAAAGAACATGATATTGTCGTTATTAGCAAAACTGGAAAAATTGGACAAATATTGGAGATTCAAGGTTTGCGAATTGGGTTGCCGTCTGAACCGCAACAGTTGCGAGTGCATAACAACAAGTGGCAAAAAGTAGAGTACCCAAAAGAATTAAGTAAACTTAAAAATATTTTTGACTGGAGAAACTATCCAGAGGAAAGCAAAGATAAGTGGTACGACTTTATAGACGAAGAGTTTAAACGTCGCGAAGAAGGTTATTGGTTCATGAATAATGACAAGCCTACTTATATAACAGGTAGTCATTACATGTATCTCCAATGGAGCAAAATTGATGTTGGCGCACCAGACTTTCGTGAAGCTAATAGATTATTTTTTATATTCTGGGAAGCTTGTAAAGCTGATGTTAGATGCTACGGGATGTGCTATTTAAAAAACAGACGTAGTGGTTTTTCTTTTATGAGTTCTGCTGAAACAGTTAACTTAGCTACTATATCGAGTGATGCTAGATATGGAATACTATCAAAAAGTGGTGCCGATGCTAAGAAGATGTTTACAGACAAGGTTGTTCCAATATCGATCAACTATCCGTTCTTTTTCAAACCGATACAAGACGGTATGGACAGACCTAAAAGTGAACTTGCTTATAGGGTTCCTGCAAGTAAGTTTACGCGTAA